GTACGGAATGCCTGTACTCAGAACGCCAAGCAAGCCCGTTGTAGGTGTTGATGGAGAGATGGTGAGCATGGGGGCTATTGACTACTGGGAGAATGAGGTGCAGTCATTGAAGGGTGACGCTGATGCCTTGAACGAATACTACAGACAGTTTCCAAGAACAGAGTCACATGCCTTCAGAGACGAGAGCAAGCAGTCATTGTTCAACCTTACCAAAATCTATCAGCAGATAGACTATAACGACAACATGATAAAGGAGCATCACCTGACAAGGGGGCGTTTCCATTGGGAGAATGGAATAAAGGACACGAAAGTGATATGGACGCCTGATAAGAATGGTAGGTTCTTAGTGTCTTGGATACCGCCTGCAAATATGCAGAACAGGTTTGAGATGAGAAACGGAAGGAAGTATCCTGCCAACGAGCATATAGGGTCTTTCGGTTGTGACTCATACGACATATCAGGAACAGTAGGGGGCGGAGGCTCTAACGGTGCGCTTCACGGACTTACCAAGTTCAACATGGATGATGCTCCGAGTAACGAGTTCTTTTTGCAGTACATAGCAAGACCACAGACGGCTGAGATATTTTTCGAGGAGGTTCTTATGGCGCTTGTATTCTACGGTATGCCGATACTTGCCGAGAATAATAAGCCAAGACTATTGTATCACTTGAAAAACAGGGGATATAGGGGATATTCAATGAATAGACCAGATAAGCCAGCTATGAAGCTTTCAGCAACAGAGAAGGAACTTGGAGGGATACCAAACACAAGCGAGGACGTGAAGCAGTCCCACGCTGCGGCAATCGAGTCGTACATTGAGAAGTATGTTGGAATGGACTTGGAGGGCACATTCAGAGACCCTGACGAGATGGGATCAATGCCGTTCAATAGAACGCTTGAGGACTGGGCGAGGTTTGATATAAACGCAAGGACGAAGTTCGATGCCTCAATCAGTTCTGGGCTTGCTATTATGGCTAATCAGAAGAACCTATACACCCCACAAAGGACACAGTCGAAAATAAGCATTAACTTTGCAAAGTACAGTAATGATGGATTGACCAGTAGATTAAACAGATAGATGGCTTACGTATATAGACATGTGAGACTTGATAAGAATGAGCCATTCTATATTGGCATAAGTAGTGATTCAGACTATAAAAGAGCAAATTCGAAGCTTTATAGGAATAACCATTGGGAAGGAATAGTCAACAATACAGAATATAGAGTTGATATTATTTTTGACGAAATTGATTTAGAAGAGGCCAAGAAAAAAGAAATTGAATTTATATCTATTTACGGCAGGAGTGATTTGGGACGTGGAACTTTGTGTAATTTAACAGATGGAGGGGAAGGAGCTTTTGGTTGTATACCAACTAAAGAGGCAAGAAGAAAAATGTCGGAAACCAGAAAGGGGAGGAAAATGCATTCCGAAGATACGAGGTTAAAAATCTCGAAATCAATGACGGGAAAGAAAAAACCTCCAAGATCAAAAGAGCATTTAAGAAAGCTTTCTGAAAAAGGCAAAAACAGAGTATTTTCTGATGATTCTATAGCTAAAATGGCTGAGTCTAAAGGGAAGGTATCTATAGAAGACGTTATTAAGATAAGACAATTAAGAAAAGACGGATTGACCTTAAAAGAGATATCTGAAATGTTCAATACAACCATGTCCTCTGTGTCAAAAATAGCGCTAAGAAAAACTTGGAAGCATATATAAATGGAGGAAGTAACAATAAATGTTTCCGCTGCGGGATTTCCCGACCAGTTTGCAACAGACAAGGAGAAGGAGAGTTTGGGTTACGGCCTTATGGTGGGTCAGGCCATACAGTATGAGTGGTTCAAAAAGGATGGAAACGGCTGTAGATACTACGATCAGTTCAGAGAGTTTCATAAACTAAGGCTATATGCAAGAGGAGAGCAGTCCGTACATAAGTACAAGAACGAACTTGCTATTGACGGAGACCTATCGTATCTGAACCTTGACTGGACACCAGTGCCTATCCTTCCAAAGTTCGTTGACATTGTGGTCAATGGAATGACGGACAGGTTGTTTAAGGTTAGAGCATACGCTCAAGACGCTATGTCATCAAAGAAGAGGAATCAGTTCCAAGAGAATGTTGAAACTCAGATGGCTGGCAAAGATATATTCAATCTTGTACAGCAAGAATTTGGCGTTGACCCATTTACAATGAACCCTAACGATGTTCCTGACAATGACGAGGAGCTTTCATTGTATATGCAACTAAACTACAAGCCAGCTATTGAGATAGCTGAGGAGGTTGCCATTAACACTATTCTTGAAGAGAACAGGTATCAGGACATAAGAAAGAGACTCGACTACGACCAGATGGTACTCGGCATATCGGTTGCTAAGCACGAGTTCAAGAAAGGTGCTGGAGTCGTTCTTGACTATGTAGACCCAGCAAACGTGGTGTACAGCTACACCGAAGACCCATACTTCAAAGACTGCTTCTATTGGGGAGAGATAAAGACTCTTCCTATGACTGAGCTTATTAAGATAGACCCAGACCTCACAAACGAGGACATGGAGCTTATCTCAAAGTATAGCCAGAGTTGGAACAACTACTACAACGTATCTCAGTTCTATGAGAACGACATGTTCTATAGAGATACATGTACACTTCTATTCTTCAACTATAAGACAACAAAGAAGTTCGTCTACAAGAGGAAAAAGCTTGAAAGCGGAGGTGAGCGTATCATAGAGAAAGACGATGAGTTCAATCCGCCACAGGAGATGATGGACGAAGGAAACTTCGAGAGAGTTGAGAAGACTATCGAGGTTTGGTACGAGGGTGTTATGGTGATGGGGACTAATATTATGCTGAAGTGGGAGCTTGCCAAGAACATGGTAAGACCGAAGTCGGCAAGTCAGCACGCTATGCCTAACTATGTTGCGTGTGCGCCAAGAATGTACAAGGGCGTTATTGAATCCCTTGTAAGGAGAATGATTCCATTCGTAGACCTTATTCAGGTAACGCACCTGAAGATGCAGCAAATCATTGCTCGTATGGTTCCTGACGGTGTATTTATTGATGCAGACGGACTCAACGAGGTTGACCTTGGAACAGGAAATGCATATAACCCAGAAGACGCACTGCGTCTATACTTCCAAACTGGTAGTGTTGTAGGCAGGAGCTATACGCAGGATGGCGAGTTTAATAATGCAAGAGTACCTATCCAACCTATCAACTCTACAGGGAGCGCGTCTAAGATGCAGCTTCTTATAGCAAACTACAACCACTACCTTGACATGATCAGGGCCGTAACTGGTTTAAACGAGGTCAGGGATGGTTCTACCCCAAATCCAGATGCACTGGTTGGTGTTCAGAAGCTTGCCGCTCTAAGTTCAAACACGGCTACAAGACATATACTCGAATCAAGTCTATTCATACTCAGAAGACTTTCAGAGGCTCTTTCATATAGGGTTGCTGATATCCTTGAGTACGCAGACTTTAAAGAGGAGTTCTTGAATCAGATTGGGAACTACAATGTTGATACACTTGATCAGATAAAGGATTTGTACCTATACGACTTCGGTATATTCATTGACGTAGCCCCAGACGAGGAGGAGAGAGCGCAGCTTGAGCAAAACATTCAGATGGCATTGTCTAAGCAGGATATAAACCTTGAGGATGCTATTGATATTAGGGAGTTGAAGAATATAAAAGTTGCCAACCAACTACTTAAGGTTAAGCGAAAAAAGAAACAAGAGGCTGACCAGCAGCAGCAGATGCAGATGCAGCAGGCACAACAGCAGGGTCAGATGCAGTCTCAGCAGATGGCGGCACAGGCTGCTCAGCAGAAGATACAGCTCGAGGCGCAGGCTAAGATGCAGCTTGAGCAGACCAAGACAGAGATGAGCATACAGCGACTTGACGCTGAGGCTAAGTACAAGTTAATGCTTATGGAGCGTGAGTTCGAGATGAATATGCAGCTACAGGGCATGACTCAAGAGCAATTGAAGCAGCGAGAGGAGATGAAGGAAGAGGCTAAAGGTAAGCGTATAGACAGGCAGAACACACAGCAGTCAAAGCTTATCGAGCAGCGTAAGAACAACCTTCCTCCAATGAGCTTTGAATCAAACGAGGACAGCTTGGACGGATTCGACCTTGCTGAGTTCTCACCCCGATAAAAATAAAATCAATAATTTTGCATAAAATCAAATCAAAATGGCGGAATTTAAAGTAAGAGACCTCGGAGAGGTAGAGTCAAAGTCTGTTCAAGAAGTAGAGAAAGAG